GCTTAGCAAAGACTGTGAGGGCAGCGTGGTCTGATTCCCATATTTCGATGCGGCAACTATTGGTCTTGCTATATCTGACGATAAACTAAAAAATAGACTATATGACACGCTAGAAGATTGTGTTATGGAAATTGAAGAACTCAAAGATGAACTGTCAATGATTATAATGAGTCAGACTGTTTCTGGGCGTGACAAATGGGACACGCCAGAAGTAAAACTTCCCGGAGGAAGGAAGGATAGACTTAGAAAAGATCGTTACTCTTCGTTAATTATGGCTAACATGTCAGCACGTAAAATACACAGAACTCCTAAGCCTAGAGACTATAGTCCTGTAGGTGGATGGGCCGGAAAAGTAGTGGGTTCAGGTGGCGAAAGCTTCATAGGGCCATCTTGGTTTACAGAAGGCATGAAAGATGTTTATTAGTTTGGTGTATAATCAATTAGATTAATTTCACAATCATTCCAATTACAATATGACTGAGGTAAAGATGGTAGACAAGATTCCAGAATCGACGAAGACACAAGGGTTTGTAACTTGGGCTGACGAGTCCGAAAAACAGCAAGTCTTAGTAGAAACAGCGGACAATGTTGACTATTATGAAGGGATACAAAAATCTCAAGCTTATAGAAGAACTTCTTTTCTAGATATAGAAACCAATAGATCTGTTAGGAGTGGATTTAGTAGAGAAGACTATAATCAATTCAGAAGCTCAGAAGCGGTTCCTAAAAAGCAAAAAGAAGCTATGCAGATGTGCATGGCCGCCTATGACAGAGTAGGTATTATCCGCAATGTAATAGATCTTATGTCTGACTTTGCGTCTCAAGGGATTAATCTAGTTCATCCTAACAAACGAATAGAAAAGTTTTATCGCAAATGGTTTCAGAAAGTAAGTGGAAAAGAGCGAACAGAACGGTTCCTCAATACGCTCTATAGGTGCGGAAATGTCGTAGTAAAAAGACGAACGGCAAAAATCAGCAAAAAGGCTGAGAGAGAACTAAGGTCTTCCGCCTCTCCAGATATGGAGATTCAAGATCTTATATTCAACAAAAGAGAGATTCCATGGAAGTTTGATTTTCTAAACCCGCTGTCTATAGAAGTTATTGGAAATGAATTAGCGACGTTCGTTGGACAACCTAAATACGCAATGAAGGTATCTAGGGTCGTTAGACAACAAGCCAAAAGAGGACTTTCTGGCGGGGTTGATAACTCAAGACTATCTTCAATGCTTCCTCCGGATATCATCGCAGCCATTAAGAACGGTCAAGAGCTAATCCCTCTAGACGAAAACAAGGTATCTGCATACTTCTACAAAAAGGACGACTGGCTTGTTTGGGCTAGTCCAATGATTTACGCCATTCTTGACGATATCATTATGTTAGAAAAGATGAAGCTTGCGGACATCTCGGCATTAGACGGGGCTATCTCTAACATACGTCTCTGGAGCCTTGGTGATTTAGATAACAAGATTCTTCCTACAAAGAACGCCATCAATAAGCTAAGAAACATTCTTTCGAGTAATGTGGGCGGCGGAACAATGGACTTAGTATGGGGGCCGGAATTAAAATTCACAGAATCCAGCACTCAGGTATATAGATTTTTAGGTAAGGAAAAATATGAGCCGGTACTCACAAACATTTACGCTGGTCTTGGCATTCCTCCTACCCTCACCGGTATGGCCAGCTCTGGCGGTGGTGGCTTTACTAATAATTTTATCAGTCTCAAAACTCTTGTTGAAAGATTAGAGTATGGACGAGATGTTCTTGTTACATGGCTTAATCAAGAGATAGAAATTGTTCGTAAGGCTATGGGTTTTAGACTTCCTGCTACTGTTCATTTTGATCAAATGATTTTGGCAGATGAAGCTTCAGAGAAAAATCTATTAATTCAGTTGGCTGACAGGAATATTGTTAGTACTGAAACTCTTATCGAACGATTTGGCGAAATTCCAGAAATCGAAAAAATTAGAATTAAGAGAGAAGAAAAATCTCGTAATAGCGAATCCATGCCTCAGAAAGCTAGTCCTTATCACAATCCTCAACATCGTAATGATCTTGAGAAGATTGCTCTTACTAAAGACGCTATAGCCCCAGAAGACTTGGGAATCGTTCCTTCTGATGAAACCGGTAGTCATCCATTCACAGATCCTAACGACAGGAGAAGTGATAAAACGATAGAAGAGAAGCACGATAAGATAGAAGAAAAACAAGCTAAGCGGGAAGAGAGCAAGTTTAATAATCAACAACAAAACAAAGATAAGTTTGCCCCACAAGGCAGACCTGAAGATGGAAGACCCAAAAATGCAAAGGATAAACAAAAGAGAAAACAAAAAGATGTACAACCAAGACAAACGGTTAAGTCTGATTTTGTTAATCTAATGCTTTGGGCTTCCGATTCTCAAAAGGCAATAGCCGAAACTGTGCATCCAGCTCTATTAGCTCATTATAATAAGAAGAATTTGCGCGGTTTAAATAAACAGCAATCAGACGAGATGGAATACATTAAGCTTTGTATACTTTGCAATCTTGATCCATATATGGACATTGATGCTGATATGATAAGTCAAATTCTAAAAGGTGGCTTTGGTGTTGATAATTCTATTGCTAGTATTATTAAATCTTTAGTCTCTGGCTTTGTTAAAGGTAATCAACGTAAACCTAACATTGAAGAGAAACGTCAAATGTGTGTAACGGCTTATGCGTCGTTCCATACTACCTAATGTTTTCAAGAATTATTTTGACTTATGGTGTATAATTTTATGAGGCTTTTAATGAATATACCAATATATAAATCTGAGAAAACTCACGGTTTAGAAGATTTGATTTTATCAACAGCAAGTATTGCTTACTCTTCTCCCGTTAACACGTACATTCCAGATCAAGAACAGCAAAATGACATTAAGCAGTTGATGCTTAATGATAATGAGGCTATAGCTGAAAACAAAGATCAACTTGACCTTTTTTACTTAAGGTCGGTCTTAGTTTCAACAGGCTGGAATAAAAACGATGATGTTTTTGATCTAAAAGAAACATGGGCTGCTAAAGATACACCTGAAGACAAGCAGTTCAATTTTATGCATGACGAAAGTGATATTATAGGACACATCACTGGTAGTGTAGTTATTGATAGGGATGGAAAAGAAATCATCGGGACGGAATCTACTCCAGAAGATGATTTTGATATTGTAACAAGCGCAGTTTTGTACAATAGTTGGACTGATCTAGAACGCCGAGAGAGAATGAGTACTATCATCGCTGATATAAAATCAGGCAGATGGTTTGTTAGTATGGAAGCTCTCTTTAGCGATTTCGATTATGCCGTAGTTACACCCGAAGGTGATCATAAGACTATATCGAGAGATGAAGAGTCTGCTTTTTTAACTAAACATCTTAGGGCGTATGGAGGACAAGGAGAGTATGATGGATATACAGTAGGTAGATTACTACGGAATATCAATTTTTCCGGCAAAGGTTTGGTTAGTAATCCTGCCAATCCGAGGAGTGTTATTCTTAATGATGATTCCTCAAAATTGTTATCTTTTGCCGGTACCAGTGAAGCAAAATTAATTTCAGAGTCCAGTATTAAGGAGATATCTGATATGTCCGATAATGTATTAGAAAACCAAGTTGCAGAGCTAAAAGCAGACCTAGTGCAAGCTAAGTCCGCCGCAGAAGCCCTGAAGGCAGAAGTTATTAGTCAAAAGGACGAAGAACTTAAGTCTAAGATCGAAGCTTTTGAAGCAACAGTTGCTGAAAAAGAAGAAGCTATTGTCCAAGCTAAAGAAGCTCTTGAAGCTGCTGAAGCAAAAGTCACTGAGCTTGAAGAAGTTATTGCGAGTAAAGATGCAGAATTGGCATCCGCCAGTGAAAGCATTGAATCTCATCAGGCTGAAAAGAAATTGTTGGCTCGTAAGACCGCACTTCTTGAAGCCGGAGTAGAGGGCGAAGGAGCCGAAGCGGCTATCGAAAGATTCGCAGAAGCTAGTGACGAAATGTTTGAAGAAATCGTTCATATCTTAGCAGCAATGTATAAGAAAAAATCTGACGATAAACCTTCAAAAGAGGAAGATAAGGACGAAGATAAAAAAGATGAAGATAAAGACAAGAAGCTTCCACCTTGGATGAAGAAAAAAGGTGCGAGTGCTGATGAAACTACGGAAGCTGATGAAGCTGAAGAAGTTGATGAAGCAGAAGCCGAAGCGTCTGATGAAGTTCTCGAAACAGCCGAAGAAGAAGTTGAAGCTGCATTAACTGATGCTGGTGAAGACTCCTCTTTGGAAGCTAGAACCGCTGCAAGCGACTGGCTAGAGAGTAACGTTCTTCGTTCTACCGCAGACATTCAAGAATAATTTAGTTTAACAAGGAGAAATAAAATGGCTTTAAAAGCTGATAGACATGAACTCGATGTCGATATTTCATTTTTTATGAACGAAACGGCCGAAAAGGGCTGTGTTGTTTGTATTAGCACCGCGGGTTCCGGGGCTGCAATGGATCAAGCTGGTGCATTGGTGATCAAAAAGATTGCCCATGCCTCAACAAGTATTCCAGTTGGCGTTTTGCTCAACGATGTAGTTAGTCTTGACCTTACACGTCAACATATTAACTGGCATCAAGATGAAGTCCAGAAAGGTGGCAAAGTGTCCATCCTGAAGAAGGGTTATGTTGTCACTGACCAGATCGTAGGAACACCCGCCGCAGGCGAATTGGCGTTTCTCGATGATGCTAGTGCAACTGGTAAGTTTGCTACGACTGCTGAAGTCGCAGACGGCGTTGAAAACGTTGTTGGTCGTTTTATGTCTACTAAAGACGAAGACGGTTATGCAAAGGTTGAAGTTAACCTACCAATTCCAATGAACGTAGCCGCCGCAGCAGCTGCTGACGTATAAAATTAACCCCTTTAGAAGGAGATAGTATAATGAATAGAATGAATCGACCTGATGATCATTTTATTGAGCTTATCAAGCGCTCTGGTAGCGCTGACAAGGTTATTGCCCTGGAAGCTCAACATGAACTAGCCACCGCATTGGAGCAACCTTTACGTAAGGGTGTTTTAGTGGGCGATGTTCTTGATGGCATTTTTGAAAGACTTTCGATGGAACCCGGAACATCAGTGGAATTCCCACTTGATCTTTTGGCTCCCGGAACTGAGAACGAGCATGTTGCTTACACGAATCCCGGCCATGGCCGTATTCCTGAACGTGCCGTT